ATCCATTCCGACTGGTTCCAGTCAATGATATCGCAGAAATCGCTGATAAGTTTACCCGTAATGAGATTATGACCTCCAATGAGATCCGCCAGATTGTTGGTATGCAGCCATCTAAAGATCCGAAGGCAGACGAGTTAGTTAACAGTAACATTAGTCAGGCTAAACAGGACATATCTCAGACTTCAAATGCTACCGAAGTAAACGAAGAAGGAGGAGACAGTCAAAATGGTTGATTGCGATTTCAGTGGTTACGCCACCCGGAATGATTTGCTCTGTGGTGACGGTCGAACTATTCGAAAAGATGCGTTCAAAGAGAATGACGGTTGCGAAGTTCCGCTTGTTTGGAATCATGAACATAATGATCCAAATGCCGTGTTGGGACATGCGGTTCTTGAAAACAGAGAAGACGGCGTATATGCCTACGGTGTATTTAATGATACCGAACAGGGACAGACCGCAAAGAAACTCGTCCAGAATGGAGATGTACGATCGCTGTCTATCTGGGCTAATCAGTTAAAACATATTGGAAAAGACGTAATCCACGGAAACATCAGGGAACTCAGTCTTGTACTGGCTGGAGCAAATCCCGGTGCTTACGTGGATTTTGTTATGGCGCATAGCGCAGACGGTGAAGAAGAGCTTGAGGCATCTTGGGATGAGAACATTATGCTCTATCACTCGGCCGATGTAGAAGAAAAGAAAGGAGATTCGAAATTGGCGGAAGAGACCAAAAACGAAGAAACAAAGCCAGAAGAAAGTAAATCTGGAGAAAAGACAATCCAGGATATCCTTAAAACCCTTAACGAAGAGCAGACAGATGCCGTAGCAGCGGTTGTCGGTATGGCTCTTGAAGAAAATGGAGAAGAAGACAGCTCCGATGATGAAGAAGAAGGAGGAAATGTAGTGAAACATAACGTGTTCGACAATGAAGATACAAACCAGGGCACTGTACTCAGTCATTCTGATGAACAGAAGATCATCGCTATGGCAAAACAGAGCAATGTTGGAAGCCTTAAACAGGCCATGGAGATTTTTGCGGAAGAAAATGCTGAGACACTGGCTCACGGCGTATTTGACGACGAGGTAGAAGCCCTGTTCCCAGAGTATGAGCTGCTGAAGAAAGGTGAGCCGGATACTCTCGAAAGAGATCAGACATGGATCGATTCCGTAATGTCTAAAATCCATAAATCTCCGTACAGCAGAATCCGTACTCGCCAGGCTGATGCCCGTATTGCAGATCTGAGGGCTAAAGGATACCAGAAGAAAGGTAACTACAAAGAGGACATGGCTAAGATCAAACTTCTCAGCCGTACCACTGATCCTCAGACAGTGTACATCAAAGATCAGATGCACCGAGACGATGTGGTAGATATTACAGATTTCGACGTAGTTGCTTACCAGTGGAAGATGATGAGACATGCTCTGAACGAGGAGCTCGCTATGGCAGCACTTGTCGGTGACGGACGTGAAGATGGTGATCCGGACAAAATCCATGAGGATCATATTCGTTCCATCTGGCATGACGACGAGCTGTACTGCATCCATCAGGACGTTGACTTCGAAGCAGCAAAAGCCAAACTGCAGGGTACCAATACTGGAGCAAACTTCAGCGAGAACTACATCAAGGCAGAGGCTATGATCGAAGCTTCACTGTATTCCAGAGAACAATTCAAAGGTACAGGTACACCGGATCTGTACTGTACACCGCACCTGCTGAACGTAATGCTTCTGGCAAGAGATCTTAATGGCCGCCGTATTTACGATTCCAAAGCAGATCTTGCTGCAGCGCTCAATGTAGCATCTATCCAGACTGTTGAACAGTTTGAGGGTCTGGAGAGAACATCCAGCAGTGGTAAGAAGAAACTGCTTGGTCTGTTTGTAAACCTGGCAGACTATC